GTTTTCAGCAAGGTTAGTCACTACACTACCATCATAATCTTTTGTTGCTCTTGGAACAACTTGATAGGTAAGATCTCTTGTAGCAGCAGTGCCACCTCTTTCTCCAGCAACAAATCCAACAGAAACCTTCTTGATGATATCTCCAGTGATATCGGAAATAGGACCAAACAGGTATACTTTTGCTGTAAAGTTTAGTGTATAGATAAGTGCTCTTCTTGTATCAAAATTACCTTCATAATCATCATCCATTTGAATGGAATCTAATTGAATAGGAATATCTCTTTTCTCTTTCAGGTTTCCAAGGAAGTTTATAGAAAGGTTATAAGCAGGTTGGAAATATGGAAGTATTTGCTCAATAATCTGAAGCATATCATCATTCAACTTTGTCATAATAGAGAGTTGGAATGATATGTTATAAGGAACTGGCATGTAGTTCCTTTTTAATGCACTACCATCAGGCGTTTGATTGATGATAGTTTGTGTTTGAGTAGATTTGCGAGATGGATCATACTGCAATCCAACCATTTCAAATGACATTCTTGGAAGAGTCATCTGAATTGGTTTGTTCAGATCTGCTTCTTGTTGCATTCTTGCAAGAAACTTTTGAGTTGGACCATATGCAAGAGGAACTTTTATGATACTGAATGTATCATCATTAGAATCCTTATGTTGGATTTCAATTCCGTTAAACAAGGTTCCAAACCCAATAATAACAGATCTGAAGATCTCGTTATAAAAATACTCAAACATTTTTATAGTACAACTTTATACTTACTATTTAACAAAAATGTTCAGGGCATACCAAATGGATTAGTTTCTGAGAAATCAAGTATTGCATCACCCTCAGTTTCAAAGGTATCATTGTCTGCAAATGCATCTACAAGATCATCAGTATTTTGATTGGTCACTATGTAGAATGCTCCAGAATCTTGACCTTGAATCTTTTCACCAGGTGTAAATGTTCCATCAACAATAGAAACTTCAAGAGAGTTGGAGGAAGCAGTCCACTTTTTAACTCTTGCAGTTGTGCCTGAAGTTTGACCTGTAATAATCTCATTAAAGATGAAAGTTCCAACTCCCACAGTTGTTCCAATACCAGTTGGTGCATCAAATGTGATAGTTGGTGCTTGGGTATATCCAAGTCCAGCATGTGTAATATAAGCAACAGTAACTATACCTGCAGAATTAATTTCACCAAATCCTCTTGCTGTAATAAATCCTACACCAGAGCCACCACCTGCAAAAGTAATGTTTGGATTTGTTGTATATCCAGATCCTCCACTGGTGATAGTTACAATGCCAATAGATCCTGTTGTGCCAATTCCTGCTGTTGCAGCAGCTCCTGTTCCTCCACCTTCTCTGATTGTAATCCAAGGTGGTTCAGTATATCCACATCCAGGATTTGTTATATTGATGGAAGCAATTTTTCCACCATTTATTCCACTACAACCAATGTATGATGTAGTGATTGATGCTACTCCAACAGCAGTGATTCCTCCAGCAGGAGCTGATGAAAATCCAATGATGGGTTGCTTAGTGTATCCACTTCCCATATTGGTGATATAAATTTGATTTACAGCACCAGAAGGGCAGAATGTTGTAATTCCAGTTGCTGTTGAACCTGCTCCAAGTAGAGTGAGGGTTTGAATATATCCAAGTTGATCAATTTCATCATCAATTTCATCAACACCAGTATCAAGAACCTCATCTTCATATCTGAAGAGTGAGCATCTCAATGTATAAACATAATTTTTCTGTAACTGATAGAATGGTTGCTCATGTTCAACATATTTGATCTCAAATAATCTGTCACCTAATGGAAAATAAATCAAATCACCTTCTTTAGGTCTTGTAGAAAGTTCAGAATTACTTACATTTCCAAGAAGTGGTGTAATATAATTACTATATCTTTCCTGAGAGATAATCAGAGTCAAATCATCAAGTTCTTGAATTCCAAATTTGGATAAGATTGTACTTTGCCCACCATATCCCTCATAACTATCTACATATGCTTCCAAAGGATATGCATTTGTAAATTCTGATTGGATTACTTCTCTAATTATGGTATTTGTCTTTGCATAGATTCTTGGAAGATAATATACCTCAACGCCATACATTCTCAACTGTTCGTTGATTAGATCTTGAACTAAACTTTGCTCTGTTTGAGAACCTTGTTGAAAAAATGGGTTGAGCATATTTTTATCCTATCAGATCAAGAGGTGGCAACTCATAAGTTGAAGACATTTGTGTTTTGATATCTTCTAATTCCTTTACTCCATCATCATAAATCTGTCTTCCATTCAGTTCTACACCACCAGGAAGTTTTACACCTTGGAACTTGATTAGATTTTGTCCCCACTGCTTCTTCATCAATGCAGTTAGATACTTCTTCAGGAATGGATCATTCCAAACTCTGTTGAAACTATTACCATCCATCTGTCTGAAGCAATCAATAATGATAAATTCACCCACTCTCAAGTTAGCCCAATCAACATCAAGATACATTCTGTCTTGTCTTTGATTGAATCTGATTTGTTTATGAGTGTTCAAAAGGAAATCTGTTGTTTCCAGATAACTCATTGCCATTGAGTAACTGAGTAAATCAGTTTGTCCCCAGTAGTAAATATCATTCAAAAAGAGTTGATATTTGAAACTGAACATATTAGACACACTTACTGATTGTGCGTCATCATACTTGAAAACTTTTGTTACACCAATAATATCTGGTGGAACTTGCAAATAGTTACTATTCTCATAGTAAGTGAAAGTTACATCAGAACCCCCAATAGAAGAAGTTGCAGATGTTGAAGCAATTCCAGCGTTGGTTCCACCACTAACCACGTTTGGACGTGCTTTTCCTCTATCTATATCTTCTTGAGTAATTTGATATTTTAAGTAAACCTGAGAAACACCATCAAAGTGTCTTTGCTGAAAATATTGAACAGCATCATCAACCAAATCACTAATCTGTTCATCAGCAACATTGATTTCTAAGACAGGAGCACCCAATTGACGCTTACAGTAGTCAATCAGTTCCTGTCTGGTTGAAGGCTGTGCCATTTATATAACAATATTTTTTTCTATTTATGTTTAGCGCTGAATAACCATTCTAAGGAGTGACTTGATTTCATCCAAATCACTCTTTATGTCATTCATTTCAGATTCTAAATTTACAATCCTCTCTTTATCAGAAAGAAGTTTCTCTCTATTGCTAACATAGGATTGATACTCAAGACGGTTTTTATTGATGATGGCATTTGTTTTGCTATCTCTAAAAAAACCGTCTTTTCCTTCAACTGGTATTAATGACATATCAAGCAAAAGCAATGGCTCTTAGATTTCTGAACTGTGGTACAATTGCAGAGTTTACGGAGGTTCCAATGATCTTAATGCGGAATGATGTAAATGGTGCCAATCTATCAGCAGTGAACTTGTACTCTCTGAACAGATTCAATGATGGATTGCCCTGATAATTATCAGATTTGGGTGTAAATTCATCAGGTGTTCCATCATTATTAGCAGTATTAATCACAATTCCATTAGGATCAAGATTTGCATATCCAGGGAAAGGAACAAATACTGTCTCATCAACTGCAGTATCCTGATTCAATGCATAGAACACTCTAACATCATTGTAGGTTGTTACATATGAATCAAGGAGAACTTGAAGTGAGGTTGCAGGATTTTCAAGAACAATGTTCTTGGTTACATAGAAGAATCTGTTTGGATCCTGATCAACTGTGTTGACTTGCAGGTTTGTTGCATAATTTGTAACTGGACTATTGATTCTATTTGCTGTGAAAATAACAGCAGCATTGTTGAGATCAACAGCAGGACTCAATCTGGAATCAATTGTGCCAAAGTTCATATTCATTGTGAATGACTTGTTGGCAGGCAATGAAGACAGATATGTAGTTTCATTGATATTTGAAGCAGTTATCCTTGGTGCCTCAAAATAATTATCTTGGTTGAGAGTGATGGGAACAAATCCCTTATCAACAAAGGATCCTTGAGTGCCATTGACACTGGAACCTGTGACAGTTCTAACTGATGTGTTTACACTTACACCTGTTGGAGTAGTAACTCTTACATTTGGACGAATTTGATCAAATGAGATGTTGTATGTTCCTCTAACATTAGGTCCACCAGCTGTCTTACTTGTATTGAAGTGCAGCTCTGGGAATCCACCAACATTTCCAACAGATCTGTCAGTTCCCTTATCTGTATCTGAAACATCAACCTTGACATGATAAGAGTCAAGAGTGATTGGATTTGATACAGTTACTTCATTGAGGTTATGAGTTGTGTTGATTCTTCTAAGGGACACACCATCCAACTCATACTTAAATACCAAGTCACTGGAAGAGTGATTCTCAGTCAAACTATTATCAATTCCTCTTGTAATTCCAGTCAGAGAACCTGCACCAACTCCAGTATATCTGATAATTTCTCCACCAATCTTAGCATATCCAGGATTTGTAGAAGCAACAGATACATTTTCAAATGTTCCAAAGTTGGAAGTGCTGGCAATAGAAATATCTCCTGTTGAAGAATTGCTATATGCTGAACTCAAAGTTGTTGGTGTAATGTCTGACTGAACATTCTTCAGAGTTACTGTATTGGTATTTGAATACATGCCATGATTTCTCTGGAAGATCTTCATGTGAAGACCATCACTATCAACTCTGATTGGTGATTGTGGAACAACGTCTCCACCAACACTGAAATTCAGAGTTGTGGTGATTCCACTGCTATTAGTGTACTTGAGATATTCCCCAGAATCAGTTCCAAATCTTCCTTGAACTTCAGTAATGATCAATTCATTGTTTCCATAAGTATCAGAAACAGAAAGCCTCATTCCAGAACCAAGAGATTGGTTACCAACTGAGATTGGAGTAAGGACATCGCCAATAGCATATCCCTTTCCACCATCAACAATAGTTGCTGCAATAGCAACACCATTGCTTATTGAAATGTTAGCAGTTGCATTGAGACCAGTTCCAGTAACACTTGTCAGTGCCACTCCAGTGAAGTTATAATACCCAGCAGATGGTGTGTAACCAATACCTGCTGTTGTTACAGTCAGAGTTCCAGTTGCTGATCCAGCATAACCAACCAAAGATCCAGTTCCGTCTGTTCCCTCTTGGAGAATAGTATTTCCAAGAACTAATCCTGAATCTTGAAGGGTTGTTCCAAGACCAACTTTGATGTTTCTTGGAGTTAAGCTGATTCCATTTGCACTAATTCCCTCCAATTCAAATGGCAGTTGTGGATTGAAGAATTGAACTGAACCTTGCGAAACAAAATCTGCTCTGTAAAGAGTAAACTTAAGATCTTCATACTGGCTAGGTGTCCAAACTGCAGCATTCTGTGACTTGAAGAGTGAACCAAGAAGATTCTGAGAAGAAACAAGAACCTGACCTGCTTCTGTTGCAAGAGTTCTTATATCAGCTTCACCAAGTCTGGAGATCCAAACTCTATATTCAGTAGAATCTGAAAGGAGAACAAGAGCATATTCTCTATCACCTGCAAGGTAAACAGGAGATTCGAATGTTATTCTTGTTGGTACAGTAGCATCTGAAGATGTTACAATGCTTGCTGCAGGAACTTCTACTTCAGAGTATGG